CTCAGATCTTACAAACTTTCAGGCCACAAGTGATGGCAATGTTGTTACGATCATTACTAAAAAAGGAATGGGATCGTTGTCTACTTTTTATTTGCCTGATGATGTGAATAGTTATATCGCAAAGAATGGTACGTTTTCCTGGACACTAAAAACATTTAGGAGAGGGCTAGAAGAACTTCTTAAATTTTATCCTGAGTTTATGCAATCTAAAACTGTATACACTTTTGATCATGAAGGGAACCCTATTGCTTCTCAACAATTTTTATATGAATTAATCAAGCCACATAAATTAAGAAGCAGCGGGATTACATATCACTTGTCTAAGGGTTTAAGTGAAATTGAGGTTAGAAGAATATCAGGTCATGCAAATGGATCGGAAGCATTCTACAGATATGTTAGACACAGCGACACAGAGTCTTTGAAGAAACAAGAAATTAACCACAAGTTGTTAATAAAATCATAAATATATTTGACGAACGATGGTGCAAATATAAAAAAATGTCTTACCTTCGAGGTAAACAACCACGACATGAAAAATTCACTAATTAAATGGTCAGATTTGACTACGAAAATAGCGAGATCATTCATGATCGAAAAAGGTTTTCTCTTAGAGAGTTCAAACTTTTCATGCTCACACATCACGAAGACATCTGTATGGAGCGAAGAATTAAGGATTGGATATTTGATTGGGAATCAATCTTGTTTCATGCAAGAAAATATTATATAGTAAACTTTTATTTAATAAACATAATCAAAAATAACAATGGGAAAACTGAAAAGAAAACTAAAGAAAACAACAATCGGTAGAGGCATAGAGATAGTGCCATGGGTCGAAAGACTTAATTACTTCAACGACTACTTCAGGGTTGAAGGTTATTCATTAAACACAGAGATTATAGACATGAACGATAGTATTATCGTCATGAAGGGTATTGTTTTAGATCCCGATAGAAATCCTGTCGCTGATGGAGTCGCTCACAAAAGAACTACAGAGCCTTTTTCATTTCAAAAATGTCAATCAGGAGCACTTAACAGAGCCTTATTTATTTTAGGTATTGTGGATAGTGCTGAAGATTCAATTATGGATGAAGATGATGCCAAAGAATTACAACAAGTAAAAGCCCAGGAACAGGCTAGTGTTTATGAAAACATGAAGGCTCACATTCCTGTAGATTATTCTGTTGTTGAGGCAAGACTTTCCGCAAATAAAAATTTACTTACAAGCGATCAGATGAAAGAATTAAAATCTTTGATCAACGCTGAGAAATCAAAAGTGGCTATAAAGCAAGCCAAGAAAAAGTAACATCTTAGGGAGGGTCTAACCAACAACAAACGTAAAAGCACGACTGCTCTTTACTGCCCTCCCTTTTTTTAAATCTAAGAAATGGATAGAGGAGAAACGATAGAAAAAAAATCAAATAGAATCACATTTAGACTTACTCCGAGCGAGGTACAAAGTTTAAATAATGTGTCATCTAAGACTGACTTAAACGTGTCAGAATTAATCAGAACTGCATTAAAACAAACCTATAAGATATGAGCAAAATTCAAAGAATACCAACAGCAAAACTAACCTATGAAGAATGGGTAGAACTAAGAAAAAGTCTAGTATACAAAGGAATGGTCGGAGGATCAGACGCATCTACATTACTTGGATTAAATCCCTGGACATCTAAAATAACAAGATGGAATCAATCTGTAGGTACTGCAAACATTAAGAACATAGATAATGAGATTATGTTTCATGGTCGCTTGTTGGAAGATTATGTTGCTGACCTATGGCAATATTGGACAGGAGATCCAATTGAAATGATAAACAATTATCAATCAAAAACTAAATTAAGAAAATCAATTAGAAGAAATTCCATCTTCATAAATCCAAAGTATCCTTTCTTGTTTGCAAATATTGACAGACAAATTACAAGCCATGATGAACAACATGGGAAAGGTGTATTAGAAATAAAAACAATATCAGGCTATAATGCTGATAAGTGGTCAGGAGGAATACCTCCATATTATATTGCACAGATCCAATTGTACATGCTAGTTTTAGGATATGACTACGGACAGTTTGCTTTCTTAAAAGATGGAAGGCACATGGATGTATTTACAGTAGAGGCAAATCCAAATATTCAAGAAACAATACTTGAAGAGGCTGAGAGATTTTACCTCAGCGTCCAGGAAGCAAGAAACATTATTGATATCAAAGGAGAAACTATCAATATGAATGAAAGATATAGATTGGTTTCTCACCTAGAGCCTGACGTAGAGGATGAATACAAGGTTGATCTTGATCAGTTTTTATCTGAAAAACATAAGGCAATGGTTGACAGAGTAAGGATAGACTCTGATGATGAGTTACTAGGCCTCACTAGAGAATATGTTGAGAATAGAGATAAAGAAAAGGTTGCTAAATCAAGTAAGCAACTAGCAATGCAGCAAATAAAACAAATTCTTATACACAGAGGTGCACAAGAGGTAGACTTTGGTGAAAGTGGTAAGATCGTATGGGGAAAGACCTTCAACGTAAGATTTAAAGAAACTGAAAAAGTAAATTTTTAATATGAAATTAAACGATATAAAAAAAGGTATACTGAACAACCTGGCAGTTAAGAACCGTCACACACTAGAAGTAGATTCAGTAATAGAAGGCAATTCATATTTTGGAGTTTGCATTTTTGTAGGCATATCTAGAATGTTTAATTTTTCTGCACAGGAAATCTCAGATTTTTTATCTGAAGATCTTCATCATGTAAAGTTTATGGAAGACAAATTTCTTACTATACTAGATGATTACTTTAATTCTAAAGAACCAAGTGCAACATCAAAAGCGTTTTCAGTAAAAACAAATTTACTGCTAAATCACATTAGAATAGAACACAGTAAAACAGTTTCTCTAGCAGAAATTATTAAAGAAAAAATTAAATGAATATAGAAGTTTTAGGACAGGTTAAATATATATCAAAACCAAAAGAAGTAAAAGGAGAAGGAACCCATTCGTTCGTTACTGTTTGGGTAAAAACTTTAGAGGATTCATACCTTGCGATTAATTGTTGGGATGAGCACATCGAAAAGACTAAAGATTTTAAGATTAATGGGATAGTTACATTGAACTGTAGGGTAGAGTCCCATAGAAACAAAAAGAACCAGGATTTATTTTATCATAAACTGTTACTTACATGATCAGATCAACAACAATCATATATGATGTTTTAAGGAAACAAGACCTGTCTCCTGTTGGATACATGTTATGTGATCTTATCTATAAGTATACATCACACGATGGTTATTGTGACGTAACACTATCTGATTTAGCAGATCAATTAAATTCTTCTTCTAGAACAATGAGTCGATATATGTCGGAGTTATCAGATAAAAATTTGATTGAAAACATAGGTACGAAGGCACATCCAAAGTATAGGACAACCCCCCTTTGGTTTACAATCGCTGTGTCAGACAATAAAAATGATGATAGTGTTTCTCTTGAGTACCAGGAAGTTTGTGCTGATGTCATCAATTACATCAACGAAAGGTACGGAAATAAGTACGTTCCTAGAACATATGAAAAAAGATTTAAAAGCATCTTATCCAAAAAGTTTAACGGAGAGCCAATTACAGGATCAACCATGGTTAAAGTATTTATGTGGTGTAAAGACAATTGGAGTCAAAAGTATCAGTCCTCAGTTACTCCTGAGGTAATATTTGGAAAGAAATTTATAGAGAAATACCTAATACAATATACAGAGTGGGAGACAATGAGTAAGGTCACCCCCAATAGAAAGAATATAGCAATAATATGACAGACAATTTATCTAAACTGCAAGCACTTGGCATTGATGTCAAAAGTAACACAGGTACTGAACCTCAGAAAACCACTTGTCCAAAGTGTTCTCACACCAGGAGAAAAAATAAGAATGAAAAATGCCTTAGGGTATGGGTAGAAACAGGCACATACTATTGCCACCATTGTGGAGACAATGGATCAGTTGCTGAGTATGTTACAGAATACGAAATGCCTACAGTAAGAGCAGTACCATTATCAGATAAAGTACTCACTTTTTTCAAGGACAGAGGTATAAATGAAAACACTATTGGTTACTATGGAGTGACTGAAGGTGTAGAATATATGCCTCAGGTAGGGGCTGAGAGGGCTGTAATTCAATTCAATTACATTAGGAAGGGTAGAAGGATCAATATTAAATTTAGAGACTCTGAGAAGAACTTTAAATTAAATAAGGGATCTGAAATGATAATGTATGGTTTAGACGTTATTAAAGATTCTTCATGGTGTATTATAACCGAAGGAGAGTTTGACGCTATGGCCTTTTATGAAGCAGGACTACAACAAGACAGGCTTATGTTTGCATGTTCTGTACCTAACGGAGCATCAACAGGGAATCAAAACTTAACGTATCTTGATAACAGCATCGATGAGTTTGAGAATAAAGAAAAGATATATCTTGCCTTAGATAATGATGCACCAGGAATAAAGTTAAGAGATGAGTTATCTAGGAGAATAGGTAAGGATAGAATATGGTTAGTCAATTTTCCTGACGGATGCAAGGATGCTAATGATGTATTGCTAAAGAGAGGTGCACAAGAATTAGTAAACTGTATTGATAATGCAAAGCCCTTCCCACTTGAAGGTGTGAGTAAAGCATCGGATTCCAGGACTGAAATTCATAACCTATATAATTATGGTATGCCTCAAGGTGATACCATAGGCTATGATAATTTTGATAAATTAATGTCTTGGAGGCCATCAGAGTTTACCTTAGTTACAGGAGTTCCTGGTCATGGTAAGTCAAGTTTTGTAGATCAAGTGGTAATAGAACTAGCAAAAAAGGGATGGAAGTTTGGTGTTTTTTCTGCTGAGAAGCAACCAATTAAAGTACACGTTGCAGAACTTATAGAAAAATATGCAGGAAAGAAGTTTGGTAGAGGCGGTGTTGACAGTCTTCAACCTGAAGAGTTAGATCCTGCAATTGATTTTATTAATAAGCACTTCTTTTTCATAAACCTTAAAGACAATGATCTAACAGTAGAAGGAATTTTAAATAAAGGAAAAGAGTTAGTTAAAAAAATGGGTATCAATTGTTTAATAATAGATAATTGGGCTTTTGTTGAGCATAAGATTGAAAGAGGTATGAATGAGCATCAATACACAGGACTTCAGTTATCTAAGATCAAGATATTTAAAGAAGCATATGATTGTGGAGTTATGCTTGTTGCTCACCCTCAGAAACTAAAAAAGGAAAATGGAAAAGTGGAGGTCGCTTCAGGTTATAGCGTAAGTGGATCTTCACATTTCTTTAATAAAGTTGACAATGGTATTACTGTTTACAGAGATTTTGAAAAAGAATTAGTAGAGGTTCATGTATGGAAAGTAAGATGGAGGTTTACAGGTAAAACAGGTATGCAAGAGTTTAAATATAATTTAGATACAACATGTTATTCAGAATATAATAATGGCGAAATTGAAGCAAAGAGTGGGCAATTCCCTACGTTTAAAGGCCAATAAGCAAAACCTGTATAAGGTTGCTTGGAGCAGAAACAATTGGGGAGGTAAAATTGGTAAAAACAAAAAGTTTGATACAGGAGATAACATACTTAGAGTTGCTATGTTAGACGAAGTAGTGCCAAATCGTGAAGATTATTTTATCAGACCAAATGGAACAGGGCCAGATTATTATCTTTTGTATCAAGGGTTTCATGAATCAGTAGAATATTCAGACATCAAGACTTTTGTAGAGAACAAAATGGTATATGTCTATAACGAATTCAATAAATATGGCAAACACTAATAGAACTAAAGGACACAATTATGAAAGGGAATTAGTCAAGGACTTTAAATCCTTAGGTTTCACAGAATGTGTAACATCTAGATACGGATCTAAAATGTTAGATGACAAAGGTATAGATCTTATGAACACAGGAGATTTTGCTGTCCAGGCAAAATGTTACAAAAGAAATCCACAGTACAAAAAAGTACTTGATGATATGGATGTGAAACCAACAGATATACCAATTGTGTTTCATAAAGCACCTGGAGGAAAACAATATTGTATTTTATACAAAGAAGATATGTTAGAATTAATACAAATGCTTGTACAAAACAAGATTATAAACACACCATAAATGGAAGAGATGCCAGTAAAGTATAAGATTAGAATACCCACAGTTGACAGGTTACTCAAAGAGCATAATGAGGATCATGTAAACATTGTTTCAATAGACAATACAAAGGAGGAAATAAAAAAATTAAGAGAGTTAGATGAAACTCTTGCAACGAAAATAGATGATGTAAATAACATTGTCTGTGAAGTCCTGGAATATCTTCAGGCGAGAGGTTTAGACACCTCTGAATATATATAACACTTTAATTATTTATTATGTCAAATTCAGTAGAATTACAAGGACGCATCAAAGAAATCTCTGATGCACAAACCATTCAAACTCAAAAAGGAGAGATTGAAAAAAGAGTATTAACAGTTGAATTAGGAGGGGACACACAGTACCCTGTTGATTATCCTGTAGAAGCAATCGGTGCTAAAGCAAATTTATTTAGTGCTTACAAGCCTGGTGATGAGGTGAAGGTTTCTATTAACTTAAGAAGTTATAGAGATAGAGACAACAACCTTAGAACAGCAAATGCTAATGCATGGAAAATTACTTATGCAGATGGTAATATTCCAAACAGCAACAACACTCATGCTAACCAAGTGGAGGCTGCTGTCAACAAAGATGGACTACCATTTTAATGGATACTAGAGAGAAAATCGAGAGGGTCGGTGCCGAAATCATCGGCCTTCTTATCTCTAAAAATGCAGACTATGGGGATAGTGCTACTAATCCTATAGATGTTTTTGGAGACGGAGATCCTGTGGTTTCTTTGTGTGCTAGAATAGATGATAAACTATCTAGAATAAAGCAAAAAGGTATTTACGATAAAACCGAAGATACTGTCAAAGATCTAACAGGTTACTTGATATTATTGCTAATTGCATTAAAAGATAGGGAGCAACCAAATGAGGAGATGAAAAATAGGAACAGACCCTTTAGAGATCACTCAGGATGGTTTACAAATAATAGTTGGGGGATTTAGGTCTCCTAACTATTTTTTTATTGATGAATACTTTTCAAATCCACGAGATCCGAAATATGCAACATAGATTGTAACTAGAAGGGTTTTTAAAAGTTCTACCCAACTTTCATCAATATCAAACGCTATATCTAATGCATCTAATGTAATGTAAAGAGACGTTACTACAGTTAAATATATTAATGTTAGTGGCCTCGTATTTTTTGAAAGCCATGAGTCTGATTTCATGTCTGAAGCCCAACGCTTACTAATCTCCTGTAATTCAATTTGATCTAGTTCTAAAAGTTTTAGAGCCTTTTCTTTATCTTCTGGAGGTAGTATTTTAGGATCTTCTTTTTCTATAAGATTTTTTACAATTCCTAATACACCAGAATCAGGTAACATATCACCAACAACATCTACGATTTTAGAACCACTACCTAATAGAAACTTACCAACTTTAGTTTCTTTAAATTTCTTTTTTGGTTTTTTATCACTCATAATATTTACTTTTCTTTACCTTCTAGATATCCTTTTTCGTATTGTAGTTCTTTCTCTATGCCTACTATTCTGTCTTCTAGTTCGTTTATAACCTTTATCTTTTTATCTAACCTTTCATGTATAGTTGTTAACTCTAATTTTAAGGCAGTAAACTGGGCGAATATAGTTCCTGCTGTAAATATAGCAGCCAACAGACCAACCACAATTGACCAATTGTTTGCTAAAAACTTATTTATGTTTACATCCTCCCTAGACATTAGATTATATATTGCCAAATCTTCTTTTAGATTCCCATTGTACTTTTTTACTTTTAGATAAGTAAAGTTTTTTAGAAACTAATTTATTATAATTACTGCGTAAGGCATTTAATTGTGGCCCACTATTACTGCTTGTATCACTCATTGCCTTCCCACCATTTAATGTGTAACATTATAAATATTAAATAAATATTTAACTCATAACAATCGTCTTGTTCATCAGGAGTATAGAATGCCCATCCTAAAAGAGGGCCTATTCTAAATCTTTCTGATATTGCAACTTCGTAACCTAAATTATCGAACATATTTTTTCTGTATTGATTCGTACTCAGACTTAGCATCGAAACTAGGGCAGGCCTTAGAAGAGAAATCTCTATGACCATATACCTCAGCACCTGGATAACTGGCACAAAGATAACCAATAAGATACTCAAGGCTGTCTATTTGTTCATCCGTTCTTGTGTCGCAAGGATTCATTTCTGAATCACAACCTCCGACATATGTTATTCCTATAGAACCTTTATTATGTCCCTTTACATGAGCACCTGTGATAGTGATAGGTCGCCCCTGATTTATAGTGCCATCTAACTGCACGACATAATGATAACCGATTTGTGACCATCCTCTATCTTTATGCCATCGATCTATTTCTTCAACCGAAACCTTTCTAAATTCAGGTGTAGCGGTACAATGAACAATAATCTTGTTTATGTCTCTCATAATTAATCTATTACTGTATTTCTCCAGGATTTTTTATTTTTCAATTTAGATTTAGCCTGAGCAGCAGACCACATTTTAGATATGTTCGTCTTGTGCATGCTTTGAGATCTACCTGAATAAGTAAGTATTTTATCTTCAAGTTTACCTCTTCCTTTCATGTATTTAATAATGAGTTTATTAAACTCTTGACCAGTAGTAACCTGATGTTGATACAGTTCTTCATCTGTAAGAGGTCTCATGTCTCTTCCTATTTTCATAGGTCTATTTTGAATTTTACCAGGATAAGCGTTATACTTATCTAAAAACTGCCATCTAGCATCAGAGCCTCTTAAACCTAACCAATGAGTATAAGGAATTACTGTTTCACCAGGAAAACTTTTAGCCTGTTCACCAAACACATCGACTTTTGGTTGACCTGCTATTTGACTAAGTCCTGCTGCGTATAACAATGCGTTTTTAGCATCTCCTGCACTATATGAATTAGCATCAAATATTTTAGTCACCTGTCTAAATAAATTTAGGTTTTGTGGTAATGGTCTCATTATAGTACCTCCTACAGATCTAATAGATGTTTTACCTATACGCTGTAATGTTTTATTTAAACTAGAATCACTAACCGTATTAGGATCGTATTGAGATCCTCTACCATCTACTTGACCAAATATGGCCTCAGTTAATTCTTTCACAGATGTAAGTACAGATGAATCCATAATTAAGTTTGCTGAATTTGCATAAGCAATAGTTAATCTAGACATCATATCATCAAACACTTCTCCTTTTCCTCCTGTCATCTTGTGAGTTTCCATATAATTACCTATAATGGCCATTGGAATTGCTAAAGGAACTATGTTTCTATAATCCATAACTACACCACCAACTCTAAAAGAATATGGAGGTAGTGAAGCATTCTTCATATCGTTTCTAGTGTACATGTTAGAGTTGTTGTAACCTCCACCACTTACTTCAAAAAACGGTTCCTCATCATCATCTTCATATGCCTTAGCCGCAAGTGCTGCTAGACCTAAAAACGACATTGTACCAAAGTATGCTCTAGACATTTGTTCGTCTCTCATTCTAGATCCTTTTTCACCCAAACCATCCTTAGCAATGTATGCTCTTGCTAAACCTATACCAGGTGTAACATCGATCATATATTCACCAATTGAACCAATAATACTTGTAAAAGGTACAAATGATTTCAGGGCAAGTTTACCACCAAACCCTATACTTTGTGAATTGGATGCTTGTCTAATTTTATCAGCGACCCAAGCAATAGGTTGAGCAAAACCACCTGGTCTATTGTCTATAAACACCTGTGCATTACTAGCCAAGTTAGCGTCTGTAGCAATATCGTTTATTTCAGCCTCTTTCATGGCCTTCATGTATTCTTTAAACTCTTCAATGGTTCCATCGAAACCATCTTTTTCCTTCATCACCTCAAGTTCAGCATCTGATTTGTCAACAAAGTCCTCACTGTATTTTAAAGCAAGTGCTTCGTGCATTAATTCTCTTGCTCTAACAACTTCTATATTACTAAAATCAGTATTAGGATCAGCCTCACGCATTCTGTTCATTAAGGTTTCCATTTCCTTTTGTGCGGTTCTACTAACTTCAGTTGCTAAGTATAACTCTGATGCTCTCTTTCTTAATTGACTTTTAGGAACACCATCTTTTCTTAATTGATCTATCAGATAATTATAATATCTACCTTCATATCCAACTTTACTTATAAATCTATCAGTAGCATTTAACATTCTACCTACATACTTATAGTAATTGTAAGGGTTTGCTTTACCACCTTTAAATTCTGTAGTTTCTAAAACATTGTACTGACCACCATCTGGTGTGCTTTCAGAGTTCTGGTATTTATCTACTCTGGCTCCATTTTTCCAGATATCCATAGCCATATTATAGCCTTGCTGCATACCTTTTTTGTTTGTGCCAGAACCAATCTTTCTTATGAAATCAAAGTAACCACCTGTAAAGATTTTATCTATTCTAGACATTTCCATTAACGGTTGCAAAACAATGTTTGCACTACCTGATGTCACATTTAATACTTGCGTAGACGCACCTGATAAAAGTGCTGCGTATTGCAAACCAAAGAAGGTGTCTTGCCATGTGTAAGAAGGTAATACTGAATCCATATATTTATACATAGATCTCATAGCAACATTAGCAAGTTCACTGTTAGAAGGAGCGTCTTTAATTATAGAGTGTAACTCTTCAATTTTTGAACGCTGTTCTTCTGATAGTGTTGTGCTTTCTAATTTTTGTTTACCTCCAAAAAGCCTATGAATAAAATGACCAAACTTACTTTTATTGTCCATGTCCTCGTTGAACTTCTCCATGGCACGTTCAGTCCTGTCAATTAATGTAGCGGCTGTTTGTGCTGTCCAAGATCTTAATGCTGCAGATGCTTGTCCTGCTTCCGTAGCGTCTTTTGCTAAAACACGTTCTATTTTAGCCATTGTATCAATTACAGAATCTATCTCCGCACCTGAGGCACCCTCCGATCTAAGTTTACTGACTTTTAATCCGTAATGATGTAATGCTGCTTGACGTGCTAACTGTACTCTTGCTAACTCTTTAACGGTGGTATTACTACCTAGTAAATCTTTTATTACTTGTTCGTTTTCAAAACCACCTCTAGAATTTATGTCCTCTAATACTAGTTCCATGGTTTGTTTCATATCCATGGTTTCGTAATAGTTGGGATTTTCGTTTACCCAATCATATACTTCCTGCTTTCCTTCATCGCTGTCCTTAGCATTTTCAATAGATCCTGTTTCAAATCCTCTTTGTCTAAAACCTTCAGACCCCATGAATTTATTAAGCAGCATTCTCGCTTGTTCAGTAGATAGTTCTTTACCATCTACTCTTTGAGAATAAATCTTAATTGCGGGAATAAGTTTAGAAGGCACCATGCCTTGTCCACTCAATGTAGTAAGTAATTGTGTAAGTTGATCAGGTAGTTTTGCCTGATCTATTCTTCTGTGTTCGACTGCTGAAATCGATCCGCCATCATTTGGCGATACAGTTCCAGAGAAGCGGGATCTATCCCCTTCATCTTGTTGTCTTTGTGCATCGACACTTGGACTTCCTTGTTGGGGTTCGACTCTTGTGGCCTTTGATTGGAAGTATTCCTTTGTGCGTGTTTTGCTAGTTCCTTTAAATATGTCTTTTGATCCATTTTCTATATTATTTAAGATTCCGTTGTATTGATTATTGTGAGCAACGAATGTATCTACATAATGGTTGTAAAAGTACAAAACATTTTCGTTATTCTCTAAATTTAATTTAGTTTCATGTGCATTATTACTCCAGTCACTAACTGCTTGCCTTACATTATCATCTGTAATATCCTCTTCGTTTTCAAAAACAAACTCTGGAACAAACTGATACTTAACACCTAATACTTTATTTCCTGCTTCATTAGTTATAAAAGTATAACCAGAAATATCTGTTTTTATTGGCCCTAACTGAACACCTTCTTTGTCTAAATTTTCTCTAGCGAAAGTAGATGCTTCTTCAAAACTCATTGGAGTTCTAAATTGCATTTCAACAGCAGGCCGAGCGTTTGGACGTTTAGCCAATTCTCTCTCCATTGTTTCAGGATCCATTCTCTCATCAATAGGTAATACCTCTGATAAGAATACAGATTCTTGTTCATGTTTCTTTGCAGACTCAATAGCCCTCTTTAAAACAGGAGTCATATCTTGATCCGACTTTACAATCATCTCAGCATCAAAACTTCTTTCAGGATATATTAAATACTGTCCCTGTGTCTCGTTTACTTTTAATGATACCAGGTCACCCTCTCTTAAGTCATTTTGAATAGACTGTCTTTCCTCTTCTATTATTTCTAAGTTATCTTTTGCTTCTAACTCAGGATCTGTATACTGATCTCTTTCTGTACTTAATCCTAAATAATATCTAGTGATATCATTTTTAGCAGCCTCTTCCCTAAAATCAGATTTCTTAGCGGCAGTTCCTTTTGACCATCCTTTCTTTAACCAAAGATCCTTTTCTGCAAACCATAAGTATGCCTGTAGATCATCAGGATCCATATCTAGTTTAGCCGAAGCGTTTTTAATAACCTCTTCCGCTAATTGGTAATCTGAAAAACCTCCTGCCTCAGCAGCATAAACTCTTTCATCTACACCTTGCTCGGCTCTCTCAGCAATTCTATATCTATCGACATTACCATCGTAAACCATTCGTCTTATTGTACGAGCAGCCCATAAATCAATGGTAGGATTTGTTGTTATACCAACAACATTTTCATAAAAGTTATTTGTTTTTGATTGCTGAGTTTGTTGCAACCAAATACCTGCTAACACCTTTGCAGCAGCAGGACTATTAATACCGTATAGTTTTGTAGGATTATCAGTTCTATATAAAGGGTTAGCCTTTGGCCATAGATTTAATAACTTTCTTTTTGTTTCGTTAATATCTTTAGGATCAGGCTTAAGTCTTGATTCGCTATAAGCAGTTTTTCCTTGTTTTTTTAAAGCGTTTACTGCTCTTCCTTTATATTCGTTGAAGAATTGATTTAATTCCTCTTCGTTTTCAAACTGTTCTACTCTATCAATAAACTCTTTATATTCTTCTAT